TGACGCGACGGCTAGGGCGCTCGCCCGCACTGGGGGTGCCACCACCAGCGACAGCCGCCGTCAGGCCGGCGCGCTGCCGTGCAGAGTGCGGGATACCCAGGGTCAGGGCGTTGATGTCCGCGCGGAGCTGGGCGAGGGTCGTGGTACCGCCCTCAGGGCCGACAGTCTCGCCAGTCCGCAGCGCCCGCACGAGCCGGTAGTAGGCGATAGCAAGTGCCGCGGCTTGCGCTCGCTGCTGCATTACCTGCCTGGCGGCCCGCCCCAACCAGCGGGCCTGCGCTCCCGGCGCCCCTGACGCCGGGACCTCGCCATGCCATGTGGCCAGCGCATTCCGGATGGCACCCGCACCGATCTGATTTAAGGCTAAAACGAAAGCAGTGGTTATCGCATCAGCCTCGGCCGTCCGCTGTGCCTGTGTGAGGGCCACAACCACCTCCGGGTCAGGTCACCTCCAGGGAGGTGATTGATACGACCTGCTGGCCGTCCCAAACGCCCTCGACCGACGCGGTTGCCTCGGCACCACCGACCCAGACCGTGCAGGCCGGGCCGGTGGGCGGCGCCGCGCCCTGCTGGAGGGCGATGATGACGTGCCCCGAGCCGGCGGCAGAACCAAAGTTCCAATCGACGCCAATCGGGACGCCCGCCGGAGGGCCGATCTGAAAGACCAGCGATGGGCCGTTTACGTCGGTGACGAGGCTGATCCACCCGGACCCCGGCGTAATGGTGGATGCCAGGTTTGGGTTTGCCTGCACCGCAGCGAGGACCAGGGTGTCCGCCTCAGTCGGCGTGATGTCGACCGATGGAGCGCAACGAGCGGCGAGCGCTCTCCGGATCGGGTTCGTTGTTGGACACGGGCTT